CTTCAACGAGCATTGATTTTAAGATTTCGGCTTTCATATTACGCAGTCATGTCAATCCATACATAAGAAAATGTACGGGCTGTGTCGTTGATTGCTGAACCTGTTGGATTGTAAAGATAAATTGATACTGTGTCTGCGGCTGAAATAGCGGCGCCGACGAATAACAAATCATCATTAAGGTCTGATGGTGGATTTACAATAATGATGTCGGTTGTCTTTGCACCTGTAAGAGTGAAAGTAACTGAACCTCTAGTAGTTGCCGCTATTGAAGCAGGGTCTACTGAAGCCGTACCGAAATCTAATCCATACACCATGTCGCCAGTTGATGCTTGAATTGCACCGACGGAAACTTCGCCTCTTGAAATACGATTTACTTGTGGCATTTATTCCTCCTAAATAAAGAAGGGAGCGGGACGGTCAAAAGTCCCACCCCCTTCATTGACTAATTAAGCGACGATGGTATCCCAAAAGTAGCCGAGGTCAGCGGAAATGACTTTGTTATCAAATGACATTTCTGCTTCAATACGGTCTGCTTTAATGGATTCCATACGGAACTGTGATGTTCCAATAGTTGCACCTAGTCCACCTGATACGCCAGTCCATGAGAATGTGTATCCAGCGGAAGGTGTCATAAGTCCAGGCTGAGGAGCAACATAAGCAAGAAGAGCCTTCTTACCATGAGCAAAGCCATAGGCTTCTGCGGCGCCTTCAACATTTGTTGCCTTGACTGCCTTAGCAACCATAACGCGAGGGATGTCAAACATTGCGGCTAACATATCGGTTGTGATTGTTTGTGAAGATGTGTACTTAATGCGGTCTACAAGGTCAGGGTGATTCTTTAGTGCCTTGAATACATCGTATCCAAGAACCAAAGTATTCGGTTCCATGCCTGTTGTGCCTAGCATTTCTGACTTACCATTCTCAATATCTGAGATTGGGTCTGAAGAAGCGTAGTCACTCCATTGCTTTGTCTGTCCTGATGTTGGAGTTCCTGCGACACCAGTTACATCGTCTGCCCAAATACCTGTGGTAAAGAAGTCAGAAACAAACTGAAGTTCTCTACGAAGCATTAGACGGCGAGTAACGAACTCTGTTGCCTCACGAAGAGGATTTAGAGGAGCGTCTGCGTTAGCAACTGTTTGGTCATCGACATCTTTATGGAAAGCAAAGACATCGGCTGAATATGTAGCAGTTGATAGATTGTAACCGCCACCAGCAGACTCAGTTCCAGGCGCACGGCGTTGAGCCTCATCGCGGAACCAGTCATTTTTGGTGTAAACAAAATACTTATCGCTCTTCTTATCGACAGGAATTACTGGGAATACCTTGTCAGCGATAAAGTTTGTTTGGTTTTGTAGGTATGCAACTGAGATGTTTGTCAGAATTGCATCAATGTGTACTGAGTTTATATTTGGCTGTGGCATCTGTTATTTCCCCCTATGCCGCTCTACCTGAGGAAGCACAGTTAATTACGGCAGTCAAAATTTCTGCGTCTGCGGCAACTTCTGTAAGTGCTGTTCCTAAGATGAACTGTGTAGTGGCAGTACCAACAGTAATACTGTCAGCCTTACCAACGGATGTGGTTGAAAGAACTGCGCCCTCAGCAATGGCTTCACCAGCAACTAACTTGGTGCCACCGACAACAAGAATTTCTGCTTCTTGTCCTGAGGTTGGTGCGTTCTGAAGAACTCCGATGGGACGGTCTGTATTAGCCGCGCATGTTACTGCTTCCCCACTTGAATTCAACTTAACGAACCTATACTGCAACGCGGAAAGGTCTGCACCTGCTACGAGGGTGACCTTTACCGAGTAATTAGAGATTTCGTATGCCATGTTTATTTAGCACCCTTCTCGGATAGGTATTGGCTATAAAGGTCAGGGTTTTTTGACGCAACATCGGCAATGGCTTGTGCCATTGATGTAGATGCTCCCTCTTCAACGGCAGACTTAGCAAGCGTAGTCATACGCTCATAAGCATTTCCTGATTTGAAGTCTGCGGATTTGCCTATCTCCGCAAAAATTGATGCTGATTCAGCCTGAGCATTTACGGAAGAAAGAATTTCTTCAACGCTCTTTGCTAGGTCAGAATCGGTCTCGGACAAACGGCGAAGCGCTGGTCCAACTTTTTCGGCATTGAGATTGAGGTTAGCCCAACCCTTTGCCTTCTCTACTGATTGAGCATCAGCACGGGCTTCACGCTCTTTACGAAGTTCAGCGGTTGCCTCCTCTGCTTGCTTTTTCAAATCTGTAATCATTTTGACAACTGATGAGGGAGCAGATTTCATATAATCTTTTTCTTCATCTTCGTGTTTTTCTTTTTTGGCTTCTTCATCTTCAGGTTTCTTTGAGTCCTCGTGCATCGCCATTTCAACTTCTTCCTCAGGCTTTTTCATTTCCTTCTCGGTAAGTTTGGCTTCGAGTTCAGCAATACGGGCTTTAGCCGCCGCTAATTCTTCCTCAATGGTCTTTTCAACCTTATCTTCAGTTGCCTCGGTAGTTTTATTCTCCATATCGGAGTCCTCCTTGGTAAGCGATTTGTCGAGAACCCTCTGAACTTCAGATTCGGATGCTGACTTCATAACAAGCCAACCCTCATGTAAGTGCGCTGGATGGTCTACACCACTCGTTTCCTCAATGGCAAGATTCACCATTTTGCGAGTACGGGGTTTCGGCATTTATGCTCCTAACAAACTAGAGATAAGTTTTTTTAGCATAGGGCTAATAAAACTAACCTCGGGTCTTGACACATCAAGAATACCATAAGTGTAATTTTGACCCTTTTTTATTGGTTTGCCATCACCCTAGTCTTGGTCAAGGCTTCAATTAAATTAGGTGAGACCCACATTGAGAAAGGATTTTCGTTAGCCCAAAAACGAGCCAATCTAAAGTGATAATCAAAAGCGTCTATCTTTGTCCAAATGAAAAAGGCTTGAGAATCGTTGGGTAAATTTACCTGAATTCCAGCATAGCCAGGCGGGGTTGTTACTCGATGCGCCTCAAGGCTCATTGATTTTAGAACTTCGATTGTGTCATCTACAACGCTTGGCATACGACTTAATTCTTCTTTCTAGGAAAATCCATGGTGTCCATGTATTTAGGGTCATCGTAGTCTAAATCCGAGAACTCACCCTCGGAGTCATCGTCATAGGATACAAACTTTGGTTTAGGATTTTTTGATTCTATTGAATCTTCACCCTCTGAATCATCTCCACCATCCCTAACTCCGTGGTCTGATTGGTCGTGGTCACCATGCTTATCTAATTTTTTCTTCTCATTCGATGCGTAGCGGTGACCCTCGGGCAATAAATCTTGGTCATAAGGCGAGCGCTTAAATCTGCCAGTACGCAAGGCATGTAGAAAACCATTGACTCTACCCATAGCCCATTGCTCTCTGCCAGTCACATTAGGTCTAACTGAGGATGGGTTAGATGCGTAAGCGCCAACACCTCGGTCATAAACTTGTTGTAAAACTCCGAGAGATGTTCTCTTGCTTTTTACATCTCCTACTTCGTCATTATGTTCTTTGACTTTATCTCGCAAGGTACTCTCGGTGGACTTCTCAACTTTTTTATCTGTCATGCGTAATTCACTTACAGGCTTGGCAACTCGTCTATCTGTTTCCTGTAACCCTGATTCTGTTTCAGCGTAAACGCGAATCGTTGCTATTGGCTTATCCTCGGTAGCCTCTTGGGATTCATCGGAGCCTTGAATAGAAACTGTGCCGTTTGTTTTAATGCTTTCAACTTTACCCGTTGCGTAGGTTGTGTTTTGTGGTGGCTTCTTGACTGCGTATAGAACTACATCGCCCACATTTACATCTTTGGCTTTTTGGATTACATACTTTTTCATATCAAATGCCATACGGCGCATACCGTCAGCAATCATAGAAGCGGCGTAACCAGTAACCCCATCAATGCCATATTCTTTTACTGCGTCCTCAATCATTTTATATTCTTGCTCAGGCAGGATTGATAACGGTCCTTCTCGTAAAATGTCTAAAGTCTTTTTGTCTTTGGCTTTCATAACTTATTTTCTAAAACTAGATTTTGTTAAGCGTAGACATTTTGTGACCAACTTTTTTGTCTGTCGGTTTCCCATCTTTGTAAAGAGTAATTAAAACAGCAGGGTCATCATCTGTGCCTTGTAAATTAAAAGAGGAGCCAGGCACACTCAATCTTCCTGAACGCTCGACTCTTACAACTTTGCCTCTTGCATTACCACCTGAAGAACCCCAAGAAACCATATCTCCTTGGCTTACTGACTTTGCTTTATGGAGTAAGACCGCTTTGTTTATCTGTGAACCCATCAATCGCATTGCTCGTTCAACCGTTGATTTTGCGTAACCACTAAGACCTTTGAAACCAAACTTTTTTACATCTTCCTCAATCATTTTGAACTCGTCCTCGTCCATACTTACCAAAGGTCCCTTGCGTAGTTCCGCTAACATTCTCGAGTCTTTTTTCATACGGTTTCTACTTTCTTAGGTTTTTTCTTTGACGGTGACATTATTGTATCAACATGAACATCTGACACAGTTGGGTCGTTCTTTTCTAAATCTATGTCGATAAATAAACGCTCGGCTTTACCACCGATTGAGTATCCACCAATCTTTCCCTCTGTAACCATCTCCCATGCCCAAGGCTCCCAAATCACTCCAAGAAAAACTGTATTGGGTGGATAGGTATGTTCTGTTTCTTTACCATCGGGACTTGTTATTGGAACTGTTAGCGCATGAGGAAAAGTCATTACCTCAACCCATTCTCCAGCAACGACATCACGATTATGTTGTAAACGGATACGGCGGTCATCGGTTCGGACATAATCCCAAACTGCTCTTTGTAATTCATCGGAATCTGTCCACTCTCCGTGAGCATCTTCCATATCAGGGATGTACATAGCGCCAAGGGTGTAACGCTTATCCCCCTCGGCTTTCTGTAAATCAAATCTACCTAGAGCCTTTGTAGTCTCCTCTGTAAATACTTCAGGGAAAATCTTGCGAGCAACCTCTTCAGATATTTCTTGGAACTCGCCTTGCCCCTCTACTAAATAACGCACTACATCAGCATCAGGGTTGGCTACCCAACTTTGTGTACGACTATCCCATCTATCCTCAACCATTTCGGTCTCGCCTACCTCAAAACGATAAATGTTTATCGCTTCGTTATTGGCGCCTAGTTTTGCGAAATACCGCATACGGCTATGCCTCCTCTCGTTATTGTCCACATAATATCAACCCCCGTTGATTTAGTCAATCCCGCTTGTTGAGCAGTCTCATAGGTTTGTACCACCAAGGTACCAAGGGTCAAAAGTTTGCCCATATTGGCTGGTCGTGAGATTGCCTTAGCCTTCTCAACCATGCCATCCCATAGAGACTTACGCTCGGTGTTATTTGTTGATGAGCGATATTTTTCGTAATCATTATGTAAATCTACTTCTTTAACTTTGTGAGAAGAAGGGGTGTGTAGTTGTAGTTCAACCTTGACCCCATCTCTACTAATTTTGATATTGGTGCCATCGTAAGGGTCTCCTTGTTGCCAAAAGTTTTTGACTGATTCAACTTTCCAACCAGTTTCTTCAAGAGCCTTCATTGTTTTTTCAACACCGTCTGTGTAATCATTTTCATCAACATTAAGTGTGTAACGAACTGAATCAGAAATTGCTTGAGCCGCTTTCGCTCTATCTCCACCGTGGTCTTTTTCAGCATCTTGGTCAATTTTTCTAGCAAGAGAATCGGTGGACTTTAATCTATTTTCAAGAGAACTCTTTC